CCATAAATAAATTTTAACAATAATTAATATATATATTATCTTACCAACGTGTTTTGTCAGCCCAGTAGGCCGCACTACTAGGGCCTTTCTTAATAAGTCTTGCAAATCTGGCCTTAAAAGATGCTCTTTTATCCTTATCAGCTTGTGATTCTCCTTTTCTTGGCGGTTTATTATCTGCACCTTGCATACCAAATCTTATAAGTTTTTCTTTGCCTTTTATTTTTACTACAACTGCACCAGCTTTTCCTGATTTATGTCTTGGAGTTTTTATTGGTTTATTTAAACCTTCAAAAACATGACCTCCTTTTTTGATTGTCATTTGCCTTTTCTTCTCATAGCCATGTTATGAGCCTGTGTAAAGCTCATGCCTTCTCTCATCTTACGTTTCATATATTCCATATGAGCCTTAGTGTGGCCATGTGTTTCCTGATGTTTTTTCAGAGTGTTCTTTTGTCTGGTAGTAAGTTTCACAGTTACCTCCTTTTGTTGTACTTAGTATATATAGATGCGTCTGCTGTTCTTGCCTTATCTCCTCTCATATAACTATTGACCCTGCCAAAAGACCAAGCTTGCATTGTTGTATTTCTTGACCCACCAGATAAATAAGCCCCCTGCCCTTTGCGATAAACCTCTGCAAGTTCACCATAAAAGAATCTTGTACCGTCAGCCTTATCTTTAAGAGCTTTTTTTACGGCTGCGCTTAGTGGTTTTCTTCTTTTTCTTTGTGGTGACATTTTGTGCAGCAGTCCTTTTTATTTCAGCCGCTTTCGCAGCCCTATTTTTAGAACCAGACAAGTATTTTTTTGCAATACCTGTCTTTTTATCTTTAGGAACTCGCCTTAGTTTCTTCCTTTTCACTTGTTACCTTTTTAGATTTTTTAGCAGTGGCTTTTGGTTCTTTTTTGGGTTCATCATAGGATTGAACCTTGAATGTATATCCCATTACTTTTTGCCTCCTTTCTTTTTCTTCTTTGACTTTGGTTTCATGGTAGAACCATACCCAACACCTTTAGGCATAACAATAAAAGTAGCTGCCTTTATATTACTTCCTTTTACGTTTTTTAGCACTTGATAATGCTATGGCTTGTGCTTGTTTTAATGTTTTGCCTTCCTTCATTAACAAACGAATATTTGAGGAAATTACTTTTTGAGACTTACCTTTTTTAAGTGGCATTAGTCTGCAAAGTATTTATCTACTAAATTTAAATCTTTTTTATTTTTTGCAGCCGCATATAAGACCTCTACAAGTTCTCCTATCAAATCTTTATCCTCTCCTTTTGCTTCATTAAATAAAGACAACAGCTTTTTGGGTGCGTTCCTTGACTCAGGAAAACTCCCAGCTATTTTTACCGCTTGTTCTCTTAATTCCATTTGTCAACAATTTTTAGCGAAGCATCAAGAGTTTCCTCTATCCATTTATAGGCAGAGGGTGAGGCTTTCTTCAATTCTACAGGAGCAAATATAAATTGCACAAATGTTTCTGCAAATCTTTCCAAGTGATTTGACGTTCCATACTCACTAGGACTCCAATCATAAGAGCTTAACTTATTTGAATTATTAGTAAAATGAACTTGATGACCCATTTCATGTACATAAGTCTTTAGCCAACTTGTCGCTTCATTTTGTCTACCCTTACCATGTGCTGACCAATATAAATTCTGTGTTTTAGGATCATAATTTTTTGCATGGTTTATTGCATCTTTAACATCTTCTTGCATTTGTTTTAAGCTCTTTATTGCTCTTTGCTTACTTTTAGCTTTTATTACAATATGATTAGCACCTTGCATAGTCATGCCGTTCATTCTTCGTCTATTTTTTCCTTGTGCAGTAATAAAATGTTTTACTTCGGCTGAAGCAAATCCTGTTTGCCCTTCTCCATAAACATATTTATCTATAGTTCTGTAATTATCTAAAAAGCTTAAATTATTTGATTGTCTTTCATTTTTTAATCCTTTTTGTATGCTTTTTCTAAACTGTGGATTATCAAGAAAATACGCTGATTTTTGTCTTTCAAAAGTTATACTTCCTTCTTTTCCATTAGACCAATTACAAAATACTTGTTTTTTCTCTGCAAATTTTCTTAATTTTCTTGCGTTTTCCCCTGCAAGTCCTTCCATTTCGTCCATCAAATCAAAAGCGTTATTAACATCTGTAGCTTTAATTTTTCCAGTAGGTGAAATCCCTTGCAACTGTGCAATAGTTGGTTGTAATGGATCTCTTGCTTTTATTGCTTTAAGTTCTGCCTTTGCTTTTCTTTCGGCAGCCCTAGCAGCCTTAAGTGTTTCCTCAAGCTTATCTTGATTAGTGATAGTTATAGTCGGTTTAGTTGCAGGCTTGGGCTTTGGTATCTTGATTGTTATATCACTTGGTTTGCCATACAACCTTTGCAAATCCTTCAAACTTCTTTCGCTGCCATCTTCCCTTACAAGTTTTCTAATCGCCTTCTGTCCAGATCCTTCCTTCTTTGCCAACCTTTTAAAATAATTTACCTTACCTTCATTGCCTAAAGTTTTAATCTGTAGCTTTTTATCTTGCTTCAATAACCAATCACCATAAGCTGTTCCCTGCGGCACTCTGCCTGTCGTTGATGGTCTGGAAACAACCTTGCCTACTGGTGGCTTTTCCAAGCTTGGATATTTCTTTTGCAATCCATCAAAGTCAACAACAGGAACAGTTGTAGATCGACAATTAAAATGCTGTGGTGGTGTTGGGCCTTTGTTATATGCAAACTCCTGTCCATCAAGCCTTTTACAAATAGGACTTGTCCTACTGTCAAGCGTTGCAACATATTCGTATTTGGGAGCTACCTTACTATTTGCTGCATAAACAGCCTGTGATGCTTGGTTCTGTACTTGATTAACAGATGTTCTTACTATCGTTTGAACTTGATAGTTTGCGAGTTTTGTAAGTTCTCCCCCTGCGGCTGCAATCTGTCTTACACTTCCTTTCTGTCCAAATTCAAGTCTGCCAACCATACGTCTAGCTATTTCTGCTGTTGATTCTCCACTAAAGACACCTTGCCTGATATGTCTTGCCAAAGCATCTTTCTGCCTTTCTGCGATCCCTCTAAATGCTTTCTCAACTGTTTGTCCATTAGGTAGAGTCTGCATTGCTCCCTGTCTTGCAGTAAGTTCAAACTTTCCAGAACCAAACTTTTTAAAATCATCTTCTGTAAATTCTTTACTAGTAAAAATATTTGTTTGTGTTGGATCTGTTTTTACAAAAGATTCTGCATATTTTCTGCTAACAGCAACAGAATTTATTGGAACATTACCAGATTTTACAACTTTTTTAAGCTCATTTTCTATAAATCCAGCTTGTACTTTTGCTAAACCCTCAATCTCTTTAATCATTCTTTTTGAAGTATCTCTTTCCCACATATCTAAACTTATCTTTGACTGTTGAATTATTGCCCTAAGCCTTTTTCTTGTCTGTGGTGCAACAACAACCCCTGCCCCAGCTTGTGCTTGTCTAATATTTATTTGTTTTAATTTCTTTGCAGCCGTTAAAATTACATCGTTATATGCTTTCTGAAAATCTTTTGCTACAGCATTACTATATCTGTTTAAATCAATAGTCTCTCTGAAAAATGCTTCTGGTGTACTCATTCATCAAGCCGCCTCTTCTGTATCTTCGTCATCATCATCTGTAGCTGGTTCTTCTGGTGCTTCCATTTCTACCAACCCTCCGCTTTGCGTACTTTCCATTTCTCCTTCGATATCAAAATCGTCCCCTAGAACTTCACCGCTAGATAATTGATTTAATAATGTTTCCTGTGAAATAGTACCAGCAGTAAACAATGTTAATAGGCTTGTTATCTCTTGTGGTTCTAATCTTGTAGAAACAAAGTCTCTATTAACAAAGCTGCTACCAGCATTAGGTTCATTTAGATATTCGCTATGAAATCTGAGGCAGTTGTCTATTAGGTCTTGCATTTGTTGAGCAATGACCATCATTGTGCTGTCATTCTGTGATCTGTCTATCCTTTTTGCCTCTGCTGTTTCTCCCACTAGTTTCTGCCCTAATACCGCAGCTAATGATAATGTATTTATTTGTTCTTTTAGATCACCAAGCCTTTTAAACTGGCTGTCATAACTATCACCTGATGGGCTTACATATTCAAGCCTTGATTCTGGTGGTAATGCTAAAGCTTCACTTGGGCCTGTTGTTATTTCATCAGCGTTTGGATAACCAAAGACTGCAAGTAAAGGTACAGAACTGATATGTAAGATATTATCCAAGTCCGACTGAATCTGATAATGTTTAAGATTTAACTCTGCTATGTCATACAAAGGGCTGCGTGACTCATAAAAACCTACTCTGTTGGAATATGCCACAGCAAAAGGAATCTTGTCCTTAAGGCTCATTTCACCTTCATCAAATAATTTATATTCACTATTCTTTTTATCTTTTCTGTGAATCTCATATCTACCACGTTCTAAAACTCTTATTTGCTTGACTTGCTTTTCACCATACTTTCCATCAGGTTCTACAACATTTTCCAACAACCTTAACTGCGTGAGTTGTCTTGCACCATCTATAATCTCACTTCTCCACCCAAGAATATTTCTAGGACTGTAAGTTACCCAGTATGGCCTAGTCTTATCACCTTCTTTCGGTGCATCTACAAGCACACCACAATGCCCGAATGAAATCGCTGTTCTTGCTGTTTCTAATAACCAAACATTTAGATCATTACCTTCTAAATCTACATCGAACAATTGTTCTCTCACTAAGTCAGAAACATTATCAAGCCTTACAGGTTTTCTTGTTATCATGCCAGCCAACATTTTCTCGATTCGTTGCAGATAGGGAACTACTGTACTTCTGCTGAGCCTTACGTCATAACTATCGTCTGTTTCTCTTGCCTCTTGCGGCAAGTATTTTCTATGTTCACTTCTGATCTTATATGTTCCTTCCTTCAAGTCTGTTATTAAATCCCAAAACTGTGCCATGCGTTGATATGCCGCATTAGGTGATTCAACTGTCGATACAGCCTGTGTTATAGGTTGGTTATAAATATTTAATGAGCTATACACAGTTTTTCCTCATAGTATCATTACTTTTAATATATTCTAATTCCTGTTGGTCTGCCTGCTCTACCATATAGCAAATTAAATTCACGATAT